TGCACAGAAGGCAATCGAAAAAGTTATAAAGGAATTAACCTAATGAAGTTAATTACAGAATTTACAGAAAACGAAACTCTACAGTGTATTGTAGAGAAAAAATCTGATGGCGAAAAGAAATACGTTATAGAAGGTGTATTCGCACAGGCAGATAAAAAGAATAGAAACGGACGTGTTTACCCTAAACCAATTATGGAAAAGGCAGTAAAGAAGTACGTTGAAACCCAAGTTAGTAAAAAGAGGGCAGTCGGTGAGTTAAATCATCCCGAAGGTCCAACTGTTAACTTGGATAAAGTTTCTCACCTAATCACCGACCTCAAATTAGAGGGTGTTGATGTGGTAGGAAAGGCACAAATATTGGATACTCCGATGGGTAAGATTGTTAAAGGTCTACTTGATGGTGGTGTACAACTAGGTGTGTCAACTCGTGGTATGGGTAGTCTTGAGAAAAAGGGTGACGCAATGGTCGTGAAAGACGACTTTATTCTTAGTACGGTTGACATCGTACAAGACCCATCAGCACCAGATGCTTTTGTTAATGGTATAATGGAAGGTGTTGATTGGATTTGGGATAACGGTGTCCTTAAACCTCAAGTAATTGAACAAATGGAGATTGAAATTAAGAATGCTCCGAAGACTGTCTTGTATGAGACAAGTGTTCGAGAGTTTAAGAATTTCCTCTCGTTACTAAAATCTAATATGTAAAGGAGTCATTATGACTGAAAAACATGAAGACCTCGACGATGTAGTAACAGACGAAATCGTTGAACAAACTCTCGAAGAAATGGATGGTAAAGCACCAAAACCTAAAGAAGACCCTGACGCAACAACACCAGAAGATGAAGTTGCTGCAGTTTCTAAAGTAGTAAAAGATGCTCCCCCCCAAATTAAGAAAGTCCACCCAAAAACAAAAGCGGGTATGATTAGTGCGATGACGAACAAAATGCTTATGATGTCTAAAGAAGACATGAAAGGCATGTATGCAAGTTATCACGCAGAGTCAGTAGATATGGAAGATAGTGAAGTTGTTGTTGAAACAACTGTAGATACTTCTGCTGAATTAGAAGCACTAGTTGAGTCTGAAGCAACTCTTTCCGAAGAGTTTAAGCAAAAAACCGCAATACTTTTTGAGTCCGCTCTAAAATCAAAACTTTCAGAAGAAGTTGACAGATTAGAAGACCAATACAAAGCAGAATTAGCAGAAGAAGTATCTTCAACTAAATCTGACCTTGTAGAGAAAGTGGATAATTACCTAAACTATGTAGTTGAAACTTGGATGGAAGACAACAAACTTGCTGTGCAGAATGGTCTGCGTACTGAGATTGCTGAAACTTTCATGGAGAAAATGAAAGACCTCTTCACAGAGTCTTACATTGATGTTCCAGAATCTAAAGTTGACCTAGTTGATGAACTTGCTGAGTCCGTTGATGAGTTGGAAACAAAACTCAACGAACAAACACAGAAAGTAATCGACACTACAGTAGAACTAGAAGGTTATAAGCGCAACACAATTATACGTGAAGCAACTCGTGACCTTGCTGAAACTCAAGTTGAAAAACTTAAGTCACTCGTTGAAGACGTAGACTTTGGAAGTGAAGAAATCTTCGCTGAAAAAGTAAACACAATCAAAGAGTCATATTTCAGTAAAATAATCAAAGAAGAAGTAAGTCAAGACATTGCAGAAGAAGCAGACCAAACGGTTGAAGTTTCTGATGTAATGGCATCTTATCTTTCTACAATTCGTAAAACAGCATTAAAATAAGGAAGTATCACAATGCAACAATCATACGACACATTAATCGAAAAGTGGGCACCAGTCCTAGACGAAGGTCAAGCAATTAAAGACCATCACAGACGTCAAGTTACTGCCGCTATCCTCGAAAACCAAGAACGCGCAATGTCAGAAGAGCGTTCAGCAATGCACGGTTTCTTAACAGAGAACGCTGCCGGAACTAACACAGGTACATCTTCTGTTGCCAACTTTGACCCAGTATTAATCTCATTAGTACGACGTTCAATGCCAAACCTACTCGCATACGACGTATGTGGTGTTCAACCAATGAATGGACCAACTGGTCTTATCTTTGCTATGAAAGCAAGATATGGTAAAGGTGCAACTTCTTCAAGAGAAGCATTATTCTCAGAAGCAGAAACACGTTTCTCAGGTGACTCAGGTGGTACACATGACTCAGATAACGCATCTGGTTGGAATGGTATCGACTCAGAAGGTGGACGTCTAACTGCACTAGGTGCAGGCGGTATGCCAACTGCTGATGCTGAAGCATTAGGTGCAACTGGCGGTTCTGCTTTCAATTCAATGGGTTTCACCATTGAGAAGCAAACTGTTACTGCTAAGTCACGTGCTTTACAGGCAGAGTATTCATTAGAACTTGCTCAAGACCTTAAAGCAATCCACGGTTTAGATGCTGAAACAGAGTTAGCAAACATATTGTCAACTGAAATCCTCGCTGAAATCAACCGCGAAGTTATCAGAACAATTAACTCACAAGCGAAAACTGGTGCACAACAATCATCTGTTGCTGCTAAAGGTATCTTTGACGTAGAAACAGATACAGACGGACGTTGGTCTGCTGAGAAATTTAAAGGTCTCGGAGTACAAATCGACAGAGAAGCAAACGTAATTGCTAAAGAAACTCGTCGCGGTAAAGGTAACATAGTAATATGTTCATCCGACGTTGCAACTGCTCTTGCTGCTGCCGGAACTTTAGACTACTCACCTGCTATCTCTAACAACCTTCAGGTTGATGACACAGGTAACACTTTTGCTGGTCTATTAAACGGACGTATCAAAGTATACATCGACCCATATGCAAGCACAGACTACATGACAGTAGGTTATAAGGGTACAAACCCATATGACGCTGGCGTATTCTATTGCCCATATGTACCACTACAAATGGTAAAAGCAGTTTCTGAAAGCACTTTCGCACCGAAAATTGGTTTCAAGACTCGCTACGGTATGACTTCAAACCCATTCGTAGGTTCAACACCTGCTAACGGTTTAGCAACTGTAAAAACTAACCAGTACTATAGAATCATGAAAGTCCAAGACATAATGGTCTAGTATTACTGTTTAAAAGATTTATTCTTTTGGGGAGACTTCGGTCTCCCTTTTTTTTTGAAAAAAAGTTAAATTAGTCCTTGACTTTTTAGTCTGTATATAGTATAGTAATAATATACGAATGATAAATGAAAGGAAAAATATCATGAAAGCATATGAAATCAAGTTAAAGTTAAACACAAGAAAAGAAAACTGGAAAAGGTTTTCTACCGCAAGGGAAGCAGTTAAGTATATCCTTGCAGAAAGGCATGCCGAAGGATTCACGGTTGATGGTCGTACTTATGAAGATAAGTTCGAAGAGATTGAGTGGATTGGAAAAGGTAGAGTTGTGAATGTCTAAGGTAGAAATGAACAAAACATACTGTATCTCTGTACCTCACGGAGGATACGAAGAAGTAGATGAGTATTATAATGGTGAAGAAGGTAAAGTATACCTAGTCACAACTGCATATAAAAGTGCTGAAATACATGTCACTCCAGAAACTCAAACAGAATTAGACTTATTAAATAGATATATAGATAAAGATAGTAGAGGTACTATATTATTTGAAAGAGAGTTTGGGAATATTGAGTTTCTAAGCGCGGATGATGCTTACTCTATGGTTATAAAAGACCGTCAATCTGGTGAGGAACTAGATGAAAGCATGGAGAAACTGTACTTTGATGACCTATGGGAATTGGTAGATTATGAGCAATATTGTAGTTTACCTATTACGTTAACAGAAGTAGTGGAGTAAATAATGTTTGAGTTTTTTCTAGGATTAATGATAGGTGGTTTTGGAACCATACTGTTTGTTTTTATGACAAGTGTTGATATAGATTGTGGTGGGTATACATCTATGACGCCCGAAGAGGAAGAGGAAGAGAGAGAAATGTATCTCAGAGGTGAAGACTAATGGGCAGTAAGGCAGGAAAGATTTGGGGAAACACTGAACTTATACACGCGAATGGTGTATTAGAGTTTCATCGTATCGAGTTTAAAAAGGGATACAAGTGTTCCGAACATTTACACAAACATAAATGGAATGGTTTCTTTGTAGAAAAAGGTTGTATGATTGTTCGTGTATGGCAGGACGGGGAACAGGATGGTCTTGTTGATGAAACAATACTAACCGCAGGAGACTTCTGTCAAGTAAAACCTGGAAAGATACATCAGTTTGAAGGTGTTCAAGATGGTGTTGCGTTTGAACTCTACTGGGCAGAGTTTGCTCACGATGACATTGAGAGAAGAACTATAGGTTCTCCTATTTAACTTCAAATTCAGAGAAAGAAAATGAAGCACTAAAAGTTAGGTATGAAGTGTCACCTGTAGAATTAAAATTTATACCACTTAAACTTGTAGGTATACAATCTCTGTAAGTTATTTTTCTTATAGAATTATTATGACTCGAAAGGATAGATAAAGTTATATCAGAATGTGTTGGTATCGCAGTTCTTCTTAGTTCCGCAGAAACTTGACCTTGGTTTACACCACGTTGCATCCATTCAAACATTTCTCTGTAAGATGTCATATCTTCGTCAAGGAGAATAGAAAACTCTATGTCCCCGAATGATATTCTATCTCCTGGCATAGGTACACTTTCAAGGCGACGAACAGGGATACCAACTATGTTTGTGCTCATAGATGGATGACTAACAGATTGAACAAAGTACTCTAAGTTAGGATATCGTGTTCTATCAATACTAATGCGGAAACCCGTAGGTTGTAAGTAGTTCACATTAGATGTAAGTTCTACATCTTTTATTTGGGTTTTAAGTGTTGCTGAATTTTGTGGCATTTTTAGTTCCTATATCTGTACTTCTATTTATATAGAAAATACAGAGATAATTAAAATATATATAGTAACATAAGGAATATATTATGATAGATTTAGAAAGTATCCTTGCTGAATGGAAAGAGGATTCGATTATACATCAACACCAACTTGATAAAACAAGTATGGACACTCCTAAGATGCACGCCAAGTATCTTGAATATTTATCCCTAACTAAACTACGATTAAAGAAAGCAGAGTTTTCTCAGAAGTCTCTGTTAAAAGATAAGTGGTTATGGTATAATGGGAAGATGGATGAAGAAACTATGAAGTCAAAGAACTGGTCACCCGACCCATTCAATGGACTCAAAGTATTAAAGGGCGACCTAGAGAAATACTACTATGATGCTGATACAG